TGATAATGTTAAGTATCTTGCTCCAAGGGTATATGCGTCGCAATTCAGGGCAGTTACAGCAAATGATTATACTAGTTTAGTACCTTCGGTCTATCCAAATATTGAATCTGTTACTGCATATGGTGGAGAAGAATTAGATCCACCGCAATATGGAAAGGTTTTTATTACAGTTAAACCAAAAACAGGAGAACTTTTATCGGATACTACTAAAACAAGTATCAAAAATGGTCTTAAGAAATATACTGTTGCAGGAATTATGCAAGAGTTTATTGATCTGAAGTATCTCTATGTTGAATATGACTGTACAGTTTCATATAATCCTGGATTTGTTACCTCTAAGGAAGATTTATCTTCCAGAATACTTAAAGCAATATCAACATATGCAACATCATCTGATATAAACTCATTTGGTGGAAGAATGAAGTATAGTAAATTATTGTCTATAATTGACAAAGTTGATAGTGCAATTACTTCTAATATTACTGTTGTTGCAATGAGAAGAGATTTAACTCCTCTTATTAACCAACTTGCAAATTATGAATTATGTTATGCCAATCAATTCCATGCAGATTTGGAAGGTTTTAATATAAGGTCATCACCATTTAAGATAACTAACATAGATGGCGATGTTTATTTGACAGATTTACCAGATCCTGATGGATTGAAAGGAAAGGTAAGATTTTTCCAAATGGTAAATGGTGAACCTAAGTTTATTAATGAAAATGCTGGTACTGTTGATTATGTAAAAGGTGAAATTATACTATATTCTGTTAATATTGCATCTACTACAGTAGAAAATAAAATACAAATAGAGGTTACTCCCGAATCAAATGATATTATTGCAAAACAGAACCTTTATATCGTGCTAGATACTACTAGTGGAAGTAAATTGACACTACAAGAGGACTTAGTTTCCTCTGGTTCCAATAGATCGGGAACTTCATATACACCATCTTCAAGTTTCATTAGCAATAAAAGGTATACCAGATAAGAAATGGCAGATACAAAAGTAAAAGTTTCACATCTTCTGGAAAGTCAAATTCCAGATTTTATTCAAGAAGATAATCCTTTATTCAAAGAGTTTCTAGAACAATATTATATCTCAGAGGAACATGAATATGGGACAATAGATCTTGCAGAAAATGTTGCAGATAATAAGAATATAAAGAGTTTTTCTGCTCTGAATACAGTTGTTGCACAGACATTATACCCAATAAAACTAACTTCTGATATTTTAGCATCAGAGCGTACCATCAATGTGACAAATACTGGTGGGTTTCCCAATAGTTATGGTATAATTAAAATTGATAATGAAATCATTACATATACGGGAAAAACAGCAACTTCTTTTACTGGATGTGTTCGTGGATTTAGTGGAATTTCTTCATTAGAAAAGAATAATAATCCAGAATATCTAACTTTTAGTACAACAGAGGCAGATGAACATACTTCTGAATCTGTAGTTTCAAATTTAAGTCATTTATTCTTACTTAAATTTTATGAGAAATTTAAAACACAATATCTTCCTGGTGTAGAAAAGAGAGATCTTCATCCTACTATTTCTGTTGATAATGTACTATCAAGAGCAAAGGATTTTTATATTTCAAAGGGAACTAATACTTCACTTGAAATTTTATTTAAAGTATTATTTGGAAAAAATGTTGAGATTGTAAAACCCTTTACTAATACTATTACTGCTTCTGATGCAACTTGGGTAGTTTCTGATGAAATTATAGTAGAAGCATTGGAGGGAGATCCTGTAAATTTAAAGGAAACAACTTTATTTGAAGGGTCTTTTACATCTCCAACTTCTACAGGAGCAATTTCTAATGTAGAAGAGATATTTTTAGGTAATAAAAAATATCATAAAATTTCATTGTCTCATGGAACTATGTCTCATGAGTTTAAAGTAAATAACAAAACAAAAGTTATTGGTACTGCATCTACATCTTCAGTAGTTACTGTAGATTCTACAATTGGATTTGGTACTAGTGGTAGTTTTTTATATCAGAATAGTTCAGGTAGTTATACATCTTCAACTTATACTTCTAAGTCTCATAACCAATTCTTTGGATGTAGTGTTAATACATCTTTAAGTGAGTCTACTCCAATAATTGATGATAATTTTGTGTATGGTTGGGAAAATAATGATTCAACTAAAGTTTGTAAAATGAGACCAGTTGGTGTTATTAATGGTGCAAATTCTACTGATATTAGTAAAACAAAATATTTTAGTAGGGGAGATGATTTAAATTTAAAACATCTTGGAGATAAAGTACCATATTCTGAGAAAGG